TCTTTAATACTTTTATTGTCTGACATTTCTTCCTTCATAATATCAGAAATATTTGGCATATCTTCTTGTTCTAAATTTGGAACATCAGATGGTCTAACTTCATCACCACTTCTATATTGTTTTCTTTTTAATAATCCACCCATAGCTTTTTTAATAACTCCTTTTCCAATTAAAATATCTTTTTGTGTTATATCTCCACTACCATCTAAATCAGGAAATGATTCTCCACCTTTTTTAAATCTAGTTCTTGCTGGAGAAAGTAATCTTGATGGCATTCCTTGTCTAGCACTTTGAGGAGTGTTTACATCATAAGGTGAAATACCTATATCTTTTTCATCCTCTTGTTTTTTAATAAAAGGAGGCATAGACATAAGTCCACCTGTAGCCATTTTCTTTGCTTTAATTCTTTTCATAAGTTTCCTCTTTCTTAATTATAGAAATAATAAACTAATATGTCAACACTAATTTATTTTAGCTATTTCTCTTACGTTACTGGGTAGGTTCTTCAACTTGTCCAGTAAATTCCATCTCCCCTGGCATTGATACATTACCTGGTCCGATTGGGCTTTCGCCATTTCCTGAGTTGTTTGGTCCTGCATTTTGTGCAGGTATTCCTCCATTACCTTCCATTGGTCCGAGTTGACCAGGGATAGGAGCTTGAGGGCTAGTTCCTTTGTTAACATTTTGTTGTCCTATTATTTTTGCGTATATTGATGCTTCATCTTTTGTATTCATTATTTCTTCAGGGTTTAAATCTAATGAGTATGCTAACTCTTTTATAACCTCTGACATTCTAACGAATGGTGCAATAGCTGGATTCTGTACTGTTTGTAAGAACATAGTTAGTCTTTGACTTCTAACTTCTTTCTTCATTAAACTAGAAGAACCAGTTGCTTTAATTTCTAAATCACCTTGTATTGGTAAATCACCTTCATAGAATTGCATATTCCATTGATACATTGCTTCACCTAAAGGCTTTATTAATTGGTCATCAATATTTTTAATTACTGTTTTAATATTTAATGAAGCTGCTCCCATTAACATTGACATACCTGCTGCTGTTCTAGTCATACTTTGAACACCAGTTTGTCCATGTGAATAAGAAGGTAAACCTGTTGATTCATCTGCAAGTTGTCTAAACTTATCAAACATCTGCATATTTTCTACTGCAGTATTTGGAAACTTTAATCCATAAATAGATTGTCCAGGAACACCTGATTGTCTTTTAAATATTTTACCAGGAAATACTTCCATAGTTTGATTAGATGCTAATGCAGATTCATCTACATCAAATACTAAGTTACCTGCTAATGCTAAGTTATCAATTGCCATTCTTGCATGACCATTCATAATTTGTTGTGCATCATCCATATTTTCAGGAACACCTATACCAAAAAATGTATATGGATTCTTTTCATAAACAAAAGCTTGATAAGGAGTTCTAAAAGGTTTAAATGGATTTTCAACAATTCTAATTACTTTGTCTCTAATCATCCAAACATTAACTTGAACTTCTTGTGCATCATCAATTTCTTCATCAAGTTGTAAGCCTTCTTCTCTTGCACTTAATGCATCTATTGTTCCCCAGTATTCAATAACTTCAAATCTATTATTTTCAATATCAGGGTATTGACTTTTTTCTAAATCTATATCTGTTTCCCAAGACTTCTTATTATATTTAGCACCCATTCTAACACATTCAAGTATTGCTTGTTTATTAAAGAAAGGTCTATTTACTAAATCTAAAACTTGATGTCTGTTTAATCTATGTCGTTGAATAACATATTCAGCTTCTTCCATAGTTCTAGCATTAGGGTCAGGGTAAAAATCCCATATGGAAACAAATTCTACTTTAGGTACTTTTACTGTTTCAGGTTTATATTCTCTTGCTGTACCATTACCTGTTGAACCATATCTATGTAATGTTTTATTATAAGTAAATGGTCCTTTTAAAATTCCTGTACCTAATAAACAAGATTCAAATATTGCATTTCTTAATTGAATACTTCCATCTGATTCTTCTATTTGGTCGTGTATTAATTTTTCTAATTGTCTTGCTGCAATTTGTGCAGGTTTAATTTGAGGCATCTCAGGACTTGGTGCAGGTCCTTCAGTTAAATTTGCCTTTTCATATTTTTCTTCAAGTCCACCTAAGAAGTTTTCATTTAACGATTCAAATGTTGCACCTTTAGGTAAATCATTTCCATCACCTGGAAAACCTAAAACAGAAGATGGTGATGCATCTCGCATACCTTCACCTGGAATATAATCCATGTTACCTTCTACACCTGGAACATTTTGACTTGAATCCATTTGTTCTTTTAATGGATTAAGATGAGCATATTCTGCTATGCCTTCAGGAATTCTTGTTTCTTGAATTGTTAAAGGAAATTTATTAGCACCAAATAAAACATCTATAAGTTGTCCATAAGCTGCTAAAACTTTTGTCTTAGTAACTTTGACAAACACTCTTGATTTTTCATGGTCTCTAAAAGCTACATTCTTAAAATATCTACCACGATAATTATGATAAGCTTGTAACCATCTATCCTCATCATCTTCTCTAGTAGTTTCACATTGTTGAAATTTAGAATTAATATTTGCAACTAATGCTGAAATCTTTTCTTGTTCTCTTGCATCATCTGAATCATTCATAGAATTATTTGCAGAATATTGGTCATATGTAGCCATAATTACACCTTTTCAGTTTTGTCGTAATACTTATAATAATACAACTTTTATCAAGACTTGTCAACTATTTTTTTAATACTCAATATTACACTTGTAGGTATCAAAGTTACATTACCTAAATCATCTAAGTCACCATTATCATCTTCAGCATAATCACCGAATACTCTAGTAACACCCTTGGTTTGACTTAGCAAATGACCCTTTGTAATACAGACAGGTAATTCCATTTCTTTTACTTCTTTAATAGAACTCCAACTAGATTCAGAGATTATATCCAACCATTTTATTTCAACTAATGGATAGTTTTCTAATTCATTATCTGTTTTTTTCTTTTTAAATTTGAGTATCTTTCTTTTTTTCATTAGTCTTTCTTTTCAAAGTCTTTAGTTGCTTTTCCGTAGGGATTAAAATTACCCTTACCTTTTATTGTAGAATCTTTACACCAATCAGTAAACTGGTCTTTGATTCCATTTCCATCAGCATATCTAAAAATATTCATTTTAAATACTTGTTCGATATGGTCTTGTTTAATATACTCTTGTAAATCTTCATAAGATAATTCTTTATCATATTCTATATTTTTATTTTTATCTTTAAATGTATATAGTGGCATTTAATATCCAAATGTTGGGTCTGAAGGTGTCCATTTCTTTTTATCTGACATAGCCTCCCAAACTGATTGTGTTCTAGGTCTTGACATAATTAAATATCTTAATGCATCATATGCGTGGTCTGATGCTTTTGTATCTACATCTTCAGGCTTATTAGGGTCTAAAGGAATAGATTGAATCTCTCTAATTAAATTAGGACAGCTTTTAAATATTTGTAATTTAGGTCTGCCTTTATCATTTATTTTTAATCGTTCATGTATTTGTATTTTACCTTGTATTCTATTTTTATCAGCTCTTCTAAGTTTGTGTCCAGCATTAGATAATACTTCTCCAACTGTTGGTCCTGTTGCTCCAGTTCTATTCCAAGCTGCCCAATCTAAAACACCTCTAACTGATAACCTATCTTCTTTTTCAAATTCATAAATCTTTTCAGCTAAATCTTTTCCTGTTAAACCTTTTTGATATAACTCTCTATAAATAATTAATGTTTCATCACTTGGGTCTATTGCTGCCCACACTACTGCAGATTCTGCTGCGTAACCATAGTCAATTCCTTTTACTCTATCCCAATGTTTAGGTAACGTATATGGGTCAATACAATGTGTATCATAATCAAATTCAACAAACGCTGCTCCTTCGGCAACATCCCAATTACCTTCTAGTAATTGTTTTCTTTGTACTGCTGGTAATGACATAAGCATTTGCTCATACTTACCATCAGCAGATAAGAAAGGGTTATCTTCTAATCTAGCTGGTATAAACTTTCTTGTTATCTTATCTTGTCCTGTAAAAGATTCATTTGGTGGTGAAGGGTCTAAGTATCTTTTCTTTACCCAATGACCTCCAACTCCTCCAGGGTTAGCAGTACATCTAATATAACATTGTATTGCTGGATTAGTTGTTCTTAATCTTGATTGTAGATATTGTAATGGAAACTCTGTAGGATATTGAGTTAATTCATCTATCCCTATCCATGTATATGATTGTCCTTGGTATCTATATACATCAGCGTCTCTATCAAGATAACCAAACTCTAATGATGCACCTGATGGAAACCTCCATATCTTTTCTACTTCTCTAAACTTTGCTCCTGCAAAAGCCTTTGGATATAACTCCCTAGACTTATCAATTAATTCTCTTAATTCAGGCATAGACTTTCTTAATAATTAGTGGGTCAACTAACATAGCATATGACTTACCACCTCCAGCAGAACCTCCATATAATACATCTTGTTCAGGTGCTGCTAAAAATTCTGTTTGAGGACCTTCATTAGGTTTAAATACTATCCTGTCTTTTTCTTTTTCGAGTAGTTCTTTAACTTTTTTAGGAAGTGATTCCAACTTCTTTTCTTCCACAACACTACCTGTTTTACTTTTTGCATTTGGATTTAAAGCTTGGTCAACTGCACCGATTGCTTCCTTCTTGTTGTTTAATCTATGTTTAGTATTAGCTAGTTTCTTAGCTAATCTTTTAATTTCTTTTTCTTTTTCTTTAACAGCCTGTCGAGCTGCTATCTTAGCTTTCTGTTCTTGCGAAAAGAAATATTGTCTTTTAGGCTTCTCTGTCATATTAAGGTCTTAGTGTCCAAAGTATTATTATACCAATAGCTATTAATGATATAGCTGTATTGATTGGAAAGAAAAATTCCATTACTCTGATACTCCCATAACCCATAATACAATTAACACACAGTAAATTATTTCCATTAACTATCCTTCTGTAATAAACTTGGTTTAGGTTGTTCTTTTGATTTATCTTTGTCTATAATCTTCTTTAATCCCATTGCAGATAACTTGCGACCTGTTTGAGATTCTAAAATTTCTACAGCTCCTCTAAGGGAGAATGCCCCAGCTTTAACACTATCCTTCATTTCTTTCAAGGCGTTTATTTCTTTTTCAATTGGTTCTAATGTTTTATTATCTTCTTTAAGCTTATAACCAAAAGGTATTGTTGAACTACTTCTGTTCGTCATCTATTTGAGCCTCCTCAGCTTCAGCATCTATTATTTTCTCTTTGTTAGGTAATATAAATATACCACTTGCAGCAGTATGTGTAACATCTAACTTATCTCTTTTGGCAACACCAACTCTATCTAATAATGTCTGAGCTGCCTGTAGCTTAGCACCTACTTGTGGTATAGGGTCATCACTCATAAGTATCTCTACAAGCTTCTGTGAAGCCATGGGAGCTGACTTAGCGAGTATCTTTGTAGCTACTTCTACTATTTCATCTTTTAAGGAACTTACTATATTTGATTGAGAGGTCTCTGCATATCCTGCAATAGCTAGGGCTTGTTTGATATTTCCCTTAGCTTCATGTGCAAGAGCATCCAGGAACTTTTGTTGTTGCTCATTGAGTTCTCTCTTTTTCTCAGGAGGTAATAAACTATTATTCATACCTGTATTATACCATGTATAAATCTAGTTGACAACAAGTTTATTTTTATGTTCAGTTGACAGATGTAAGAAGTAGGTGTATAATATCTAATGTACCCTCCAGGGGGTGAAACATATACATAGATTCTAAATAATCT